ACTAGTTGACCGATTAAATGATATTCTTGGCGAAGAGACTAAGGATTGATTGAATAGAGTTTATGAGACACGAAAGACTTACTAAGCACGCACAAGATTAAAAACTTATGGAGGTGCGCGTGGGTTCGAATCCCAGGGGTTGCGGAGACGTCGCCGCCGTGTCTCGCCATTTCTAAAAGACCAAGGATTGATTGAGAAATGAGATTTGAAGAAGTAATTGATGATTTTAGAAAGGGCTATGCCATTAAGCGAAAAAGCTGGTGTACTAGCATGGTCTATGTTCCTGGAGATACTATCAATTTAGAATGTCTTTTAGCCGATGACTGGGAATCTCTTGCATCAAAAACAGATAAAGCACAAAACGATTTATTAAAAAAACAAGTTGAATTATTTGAAAGATGTTGCTTGAGCATTATCAACGAACACATCAAAGAAACAGGATGTCAAATTGTTTTAGAAAAGGATGGAGCATGTCTGAAGACAAGCTAATACGCATACTAAAGTCATTACCCCTATTCGCTAAAAACTTCCTAATCATCCATGACAAATCAGGCGCATCACGCCATTTCGAATTCAATAGGGCACAACAATATATCCATGAGCGCCTAGAGGCACAATTACAAGCCACGGGAAAAGTACGTGCATTAATCCTAAAAGGACGCCAACAGGGATGCTCCACCTATGTACAGGCTAGATATTTCCATAAGACAGTCACCAAGCGCGGTAAAAAGTCATTTATCCTAACCCACCATGCAGACTCAACACGCGCATTATTCGAGATGACTAAGCGCTACAGCGAGAACATGGATAAAGCCATATTCCCACAACCTGATAAAAAGAATGACAACACACTGATGTATGATGGCCTTGAATCAGGGTATCGGGTAGGAACCGCTGGCAGCGTGGAAGTAGGTCGAGGCATGACCAACCAATACCTACACTTATCCGAATACGCATTCTATAAGGACGCCGCCAAAATTGGCATGGGCCTCATGAATACAGTAGCCGAGATTGATGACACTGAAATCATCAAAGAATCCACAGCCAATGGTCAAGCCAATGATTTCTATTCCGACTGGCAGGAAGCAAAGAACGGTAAATCACGCTATCAAGCAATATTCGTGCCATGGTATTGGCAGGATGAGTATTGCATTGATGATGCAAGCTTTAGACCTACTGAAGAGGAAACCGAATGGCTTGAGAAGTTCGGCCCTAATGGACTAAAGCCTGGGCATTTGAATTGGCGTCGCATTAAGATGCAGGATATCAAAGGCGATTACGAGCAGAAGTGTCGTAAGTTCCGCCAAGAATACCCAATGACGGATGATGAGGCGTTCTTATCCTCAATCACCGATACATTCATTCAAGTTGAACATGTTGTGAAAGCACGAAACACCACGGTTGAGAGTCAATCTAATTTGGTAATAGGTGTTGACCCCGCACGCAAGGGCGATGACCGAACAGCAATTATCAGACGCAGCGGACGACGGGCGTTTAAGCTTGAAACGCATTACAACATTGACACCATGGAGCTAGCCGGTATCATCAAGCGTATAATCGACAAAGAGCACCCAAAACGCGTCTGTATCGATTCCATAGGCATAGGTGCTGGCGTTGTCGATAGACTCCATGAGCTAGGGTGTGACATAGTAGAGGGTGTCAATGTGGCTAGAAAAGCTACGGAACCGGCTAAATACAAGAATTTACGTGCGGAGCTATGGGATTGGATGCGCGACTGGCTTATACAAGATATGCCCGTTGAGATTCCCGATAGTGATGAGCTGCAAACTGATTTGGTGGGACTTGGATATAAATACGATTCAAGTGACCGATTGCAGATTGAAAGCAAAGATGATGCCAAGAAGCGTGGCTGTTTATCTCCTGATACGTCAGATGCATTAATGCTCACGTTTTATGGGGGTGAATATGTGACTGATGGTGGCTATGAAGTGAATAGATTGCCGGATAGAACGGCGGGGATGTTGATTTAGAGAATATGACAATCGCGGCGTGGTGAGACACGCAACCTGAGGAGAGATAGTAATACTCACGTACGCTATCCGGGTGTGAGATTATCCGGTGCAAGTCCGGTCGATTGTCACTTAAAAAGTTGTAAGTAGGACACTTAAACACACAACAAGGGATTGCACAAATGGCCAAATTAAATGAGAAAATAGCCCGACAAGCACGCGTATCTTGTGAAAAATGGCGTGCCTACTTCAAGCAAAATATTGACCAATACCATGAAATGCATACCTTTGTTCTAGGCCAGCAATGGAGCGCGGACGAAGAAGATGACATGATTAAAACATTTCGTAAAGTTCCGCTCACAGCAAACAAGCTTGGCACAATGTCAAATTCCCTATTGGGTGAACAACAACAAAATACCCCTCAATTGCAAGTCGTTCCAATGACCAATTGCGATGAGAAAGTAGCAAGCACAAGAGAGCTAGTTACTAAAGACATCATGTTTTCCAATAACACCGCAACTGTTTACCAAGTGTCCGCCGGACAAGCAGCCATTGGCGGCTTTGGTGCGTTCTTCGTAGGTACAGATTACTCACACGCCAAATCATTTGACCTAGATATTGTCTATCATTATTTCAAAGATGCAACGCGCTGCTATTGGGATGTGGGCGCTGAAACCGTTAACAAGACTGATGGCAGTGTCTGCGGGTTCATATCCCGGATGACCAGGGCTAAGTTCAAAGAAGTATACGGAAAAGAAGTCGAGCAAAAGATTGCACGCTCATCGAGCACCACGGCCAGCGAAGAAGAAATCGCACTAGCCGTGCAACCCGATGAAGGAGACGATCCCTTTAATTGGGCCGATGCCGAATCCATTACCATCATTGACCACTTTGTACGAAAATACGAAAAAGACACCCTATACAAACTATCAAACGGCACTGTATTAAACCAAGAAGAAATGGATGAGTTAATCGAGCACTCACGCGAGATAAACCAGCGCAACGCCATGATGGATTTAGAACAGCAATTAATGGGTGGCGACCAACAAATGGGCCAGCCTATGCCTTTTGGTGATGGCGGCGAACATTCCATGGGCATGCCACAAGAACAAGGCATGATGCCGCCCCAAGGAAGCGATGGCTTTGGCATGAGCGGCAATCAAGACATATTACCCCAAGAGAATGGATTGCCGGTTGATAATGCGCCTCAAATGACACAAATGGACATGAGCAACGAAGAGCCAGACACCATGACCCTATGGGATAATGGCGAGATGGTTCGCATTGAAGACAAGCGCCCAAGCAAGAAACATAAGATTATTCATTACAAGATTGCCGGTGACTACGAGCTAGATAGAACTGAATTCCCTAGTGAGCAATTGCCATTAGTATTTGTTGACAACAACAGCTATTACGACAAAGCAGGCAAGCAAATATGCCGCTCCTTCTTTGGTGATGCTAAAGACACGCAACGTTACATCAACTATTTACGCACACAATCCGCATACATTCTTAAAATCAGCCGATACGACCAGTGGATTGGCAGTAAGAAGAATGTGGCATCCCCAGATACGTCGCGCAATTGGCGCGACCCCAACAATACCCAAGGAATGCTTACTTATGACGAATCGCCAAGTGGCGCAAAACCTGAACAAATTAGACCGCCTGAACTCTCCGCTAGCTTGTTCCAACAATATCAACTGGCAATTGAGGACTTGTACACGTCAACCGGGCTATATCCCGCACGCATGGGCAACAACGGAGACGAAGCCAGTGGTGTCGCAATCGACGCACGCACACGCCAGGGAAGCTATACAACATACGTATTCTTTAACTCAATTAACCGAGCTATAGCAACAGGTGGCGCAATTGTTAATGAGATGATACCTAGAGTCTATGATACGGAGCGCGTACTGGCTCTAATGACGCCTGACGAGGGCATGAAGAACATCACCATCAACCAACAACGCGATGAGTACGGCGAACAAGTTGAGAATGATATTCGTAAAGGCACGTATGAAGTGCGATTAAAACCTGGTCCAAGCTATGAAGGCCAGAAAGAGCAAGCCTTACAATCATTGCGTGAAGTATTGCAAGCAGACCCAACCGCATTCAACTTAATCGCTGATTTGTATGCTGATAACTTACCGCTTATGAATACTATTGAGATTAAGAACCGACTTAAAACACGCGTCCCGCCACAAATCATTGAGGCCGGTAAAACAGGCAAGATGCCAGCGCAAGAAGGCCCAACGCCTGAGCAACAAGCACTGCAATTACAGCAACAACAAATCCAAATGGAAGCGCAGTTTAAGCAGAAACAACTACAGTTTAAAGAGCAGGAATTACAACTTAAAGCGCAACAGATGCAAGTTGAGCTAGAAATCGAGCGCGAGAAATTACAGGCCGAGAAAATTGCCGTAATGGGTGAGATTGAAGAAAGCAAGATGCGATATATGGCCGAGACTCAACGCACTGAAAGCGATGCAGCCATTGCTCATGCGGATAACTTGGTCAAGATTTTAACACATAAGATTTAAACGACAAAGAGAGAGGGAGCTTTATGGCTACAAGCAGTATCGATGAATTATTATTGGGTGGCGGCAATTCCACACAACCAGAAACGCCTGAGCATCAATATCAGGATGAACCAGAGCCTATCGAAGAGCTAGAACATGATGAGCCTGAGCATGATGAGAATGAGCCAGAAGCCGAGCCTGAAGTGGAGCATCAAGAACAAGAAGATGAGCCAGATCCAAAAACAAAAGAGCTTGAAACTGATGAGTATGGCAATGAAAAAGAGCCTGAAAATGAAGCAATTCGTGAACGCCTGGCTCGTCAAGCACGCAAGCATGAGGCAGAGATTAATGCATTGCGTTCTCAATTAGCGCAGCAAGGCGCTAGCCAGCAAGTGCAACAGGCGGCTAAAGATTTTGAATACGATCCCAATGCATCAGGCGATTGGCAAGACCAGCTAAAATCCTTTGTGAAGCAAACTGTCAATTCCATGACGCGCGAAGACCAAGAGTCAAAACAACGTCAACAAGAAGCCCAAGTACAAGCTGAGTTTGAAGAAAAGCTTGTCACAGGCATGACTAAGTTTGAAGATTTTAGAGATGTTGTTGGTCAATATGAAATCACTAACGCTATGACTCTGGCTACTCGCGCAATGGCCGACCCTGCCGCATTCTTATACGCTGCTGCAAAACGTCAACCACAAGAGCTAGAGCGCATTGCAAAGATACGTGATCCCTATGCTCAAATGACAGAGATTGGCAAGCTAGAGGAGCGCATGCGTCGCAATAAGCCCACCACTAAAGCACCAAGGCCATTAAGCCGCACCAATGAAGACGCTAGTATTCCTGTTCAAACGAAGAAGAGCGAGCCAACCATTGAGGAGTTAATTGCAAAATCTGATTCCAAAAAGCTAAACAGGATTAAAGGCCGTCAAGGTGGTAGACGATAATGAGGTATTTGTATCCTGAGCGCATGTTTTGGGCTATAGCCAAGACAATGACAAGGCCCGAATTAAGTATATTACCCTACATTCACAAGAAATATGTGAGTGATATTCGAATTTTAAAAGGAGTTTAAACAATGAGTATTATGCATTTTCAGTATGGAGCAAATGGCCCATGTGTTCGTGACACAGCCGATGACAGGTTCCAGCGCGATCCCCTAGAAGATTTAAAAGACGGCCTAGACTTGATATTTGAATTAAAAGAAAGCCTGGAAAGGATGCATCCAGTCGCTACTGATACATTGATACGTTTGTTGACATTTTGATACCAAACCATCCCGAAAAGACTAGAACAATATCTATTTGGGATGGTATTTGACAAAAATATACAAGAAAGACTACTATTCCAATTGATGAGTAAGGGATTCCATCACCCACACGAAAGACGCGTATTAGTTGTTATTGTCTACCGTCGGACAAATGAAAGTGAGCGTTTCGCATTCTGCGAGACATTTATTATTAATTTGTTCATGGAGAACAAAATGGCTAACAATACTTTTCGCGAAACCCAGTACGTCTTGGATGACGTATTTGTACGATTCTGGAACTCTTTATCCTTTGCTCGTACAGCCAACAGAAACCTAGAAGCCGATTTCAAAAACCTACGCTTTGCTACAGGCCAAACCATTGATTACCGTTTAGAAGAAAGATATCTAGCCGGTGAGGGTGCGTCC